AAGATGATCCACAATGGTTTGCACAAACAAGTGATAAACTTTATGATCGTCATCACTATAAGATAGTTTGCCAAAACAAATCGTTTGTGGTAGAATCTTGGGATGAGGTTCAAGAATGGTGGTGGAACAACTGTCGTTCACCTTTTTTTGAAGGAACTGTCGTCGAAGTGATTGACAAACCAAAACCAAAATCAAAAGGTTTTAAATAATGAGTGATTTTATATGGGTTGAAAAATACAGACCCACTACAATTGATGAATGTATCTTACCCAAAGGTATCAAGAAAACCTTTCAAGATTTTGTTGAAAGAGGTGAGATACCAAATATGTTATTGTCAGGTCCACCAGGCATTGGTAAGACCACAGTAGCAAAAGCATTGTGTAACCAATTAGGATCAGATTATTATGTCATTAATGGATCGGATGAAGGACGTTTTCTTGACACGGTTCGGAACAGTGCGAAGAACTTCGCATCTACAGTCTCTCTTACAAGTGACTCGAAACATAAAGTCATCATCATTGACGAAGCAGACAATACCACTTCCGATGTACAACTCCTTCTCAGAGCGAGTATTGAGGAGTTCTCCAAAAACTGCAGGTTTATCTTTACCTGTAATTACAAAAACAAAATTATCGACCCTTTACATAGTAGGTGTTCTGTTGTTGATTTCTCAGTTAATAAAAAAGACAAACCAACAATAGCAGCACAATTCTTCGCAAGATTAAATTCTATTCTTGAAGAAGAAAAAGTAGAGGCAGATAAGAAAGTTCTTGCTGAACTTATTAATAAACATTTTCCAGATTGGAGAAGAGTTCTTAACGAGTGTCAAAGATATGCAGTTAGTGGTAAAATAGATAGTGGCATACTTGCTGCATTTTCAGATGTTGCTGTAAATGATCTTATCAAAAACCTTAAACAAAAAAACTTTGCCGAAGTTAGGAAGTGGGTTGTTACCAACATGGACAACGACACTTCTGTTTTATTGCGTCGTATTTACGATAGCCTTTATGACTCATTGGTCAATAGTAGTATTCCTGCTGCTGTCCTTATTATTGCGAAGTATCAATTCCAAATCGCGTTCGTCGCAGATCAAGAGATTAATCTTTTGGCGGCGTTAACAGAAATCATGGTAGAATGTGAATTCAAATGACTATTAAATTAATCCGTATGTGGTCTGGCGAAGATGTAATCGCCGACGTTATCGAAGAAAATGAGTACACAATTACAATGGAGAATCCCATTGTTGCTGTACCCTCTCAACAACCAGGACAAATTGGATTTGCTCCTTGGTCTCCTTTACATAAAAAAGGAAAAATAAAAGTAGCAGAAAAGTATGTTGTTTACATAGGAGAACCTCAAGAAGAAATAGTTGAGGAATATAAAACTATGTTTGGTAAGATATCAACACCTACTAAAAAATTGATTATTTAATTATGACTAAATCAACATTTACAAAAACAAAAGCACAAATGAAATCATCAAGTTATTATACATTCTGGGGTATAGCAACAGTGGCTGTTGTTGCAGGTCAAGTTTATGTCGGCACTGGATATCGAGCAATGTCAAAATCATTAGATGCATGGTTTGACAAAACTATAAGTATTATGATACAAAAACGTCTTATGGGACAACCAGAAAGAGGAGGAGTAGAGTTCTTAAATCGTTCTGATCGTAGACCTGCTGAAATTAATCCTGATGATTATATTATTTGGGAGACAACTGATAGTAATGTTGATGTCAACTAAATCTCTTAAAACTCCACTCAGATATCCTGGTGGCAAATCAAAAGCAATTAAAACATTATCACAATGGTATCCTAAAATTATCACAGAGTATCGTGAACCTTTTATAGGTGGTGGTTCGATTGCAATTGATGTAACTAAATCGAATCCAGATATACCAATTTGGATTAATGATTTGTATGTTCCATTGTATAATTTTTGGATACAACTAAGAGATCGTGGTGAAGAATTATCAGAAAGAGTTCGTGAAGAAAAACAGAATACTCTTGATGAAGGAGATAAAGATAAAGTAACTGCAAGTGCAAAAGAGTTATTCAATAAGTACAAAGAAGAGATTGATACTTATGATGACTTTGAAAAAGCAGTTGCATTTTTTATTATAAACAAATGTAGTTACTCTGGTTTAACAGAGAATAGTACATTTTCACCAACAGCATCTAATGCTAATTTCTCATTAGTTGGTGCTGATAAATTAAATGAGTTTTCAAAATTAATTCAACATTGGAAGATTACAAATATTGATTACTCAGAAGTTATGAATGCAGATGGTTCTGATAGTACATTTGTATTTCTTGATCCTCCATATGATATTAAAGATTTTTTATATGGTAAGAATCGTGAAATGCATAAGTCATTTGACCATAATTTATTTGCAGAAAATGTTTACAAATGCAAACATAATTTTATGATTACCTACAATGTAAATCATCGTTTGTTACAATTATACGCAGCATATGAATTAAATTTTTGGAATCTTAGATATTCAATGGTTCATAGAGGTAACAAAGGAACTGACGATAATGTCAAACAAGAATTGTTGATAACTAACTATAATATAAATCCAGTAACACCAATAGAAGAATTACTAACTACATGACAGAATTCATTCAAAGACATATCGGTATTACCGAAACAGAACAGGCTCAGATGTTAAAAGATTTGGGTCTTTCTTCGTTAGAAGAATTAGTAAGAGAAGTAGTTCCAACTTCAATCTTACTTCGTGGTGATGATAATTTACCAGAACCTTGTAGTGAACAACAAGCACTTGAAGAATTAAAAGAAATTGCAGAGCATAATATTGTTAGAAGAAGTTTGATAGGTCAAGGATATTATGGAACAATTACACCATCAGTAATACTCAGAAATGTATTTGAAAATCCTGCATGGTATACATCATATACACCATATCAGGCAGAGATATCTCAGGGTAGATTAGAAGCGTTATTTAATTATCAAACACTGATTACAGAACTCACTGGACTACCAGTTGCAAATGCATCATTGTTAGATGAAGGAACCGCAGCTGCGGAGGCAATGTTACTTGCTCATAGTCAAAGTAAGAAAAAAGATTTTATAGTTGATGACAAAATATTTCCACAAACATTAGAGGTATTACTTACAAGAGCAGAACCATTAGGTATTAATATAGTTAAAGTTGATGTAGATGAACTTGTAGATTTAGAATCATTAGAAAATGCATTTGGTCTCATACTTCAATATCCAAATAATTATGGTGCGTTAAAATATAATGATGGATTTATGAGATGTGCCGAAGCCTATAAATGTATGAAGATTGCAATCGTAGACCCGTTATGTCAGGTGCTAATGAAACCCGTAGGTGAGATGGGTTTTGACATTGCAGTTGGTAGTATGCAAAGGTTCGGAATCCCTATGGGTTTTGGAGGACCTCATGCAGCATTCTTTGCAATAAGTGAGAAATATAAACGTAAGATTCCTGGACGTATTGTAGGGCAGTCGGTAGATAGTCAAGGTAATAAAGCATTACGACTAGCACTACAAACAAGGGAACAACACATAAGACGAGACAAAGCAACATCCAATATATGCACTGCCCAAGCACTCCTCGCAAATATGGCAGGTTTTTACGCTGCTTATCACGGTGCGGAAGGTCTGAAAAAAATAGCAACCAGAGTATTAAGATATAGACAAACGTTATTATTAGCATTGAAATGGTGTGGTCTAGAAGTTGATGAATCAGAAGGGTTTGATACTGTTAGATTTAAAGGTAAAAAAACTATACAAGATTTTAATGTTCGTTATGAAGATGGTTGGACTATTTTATCATTAGATGAACTTACAACCTTAGAAGAAATATTATTAATTGTTCATTCACAATATGGTGATATTCCTTTTAAGATTACTGACATTAGTAAAAAGTATGAATGGCTTTCTACACCAATGAGAAAGAAACCTTGGTTGCAACAAGAAGTATTTACCAAATATCAGAGTGAAACTAATATGATGAGATATATTAATGAGTTAGTTCAAAAAGATTTCTCACTTGTAAATGGTATGATGCCACTTGGTAGTTGCACTATGAAACTAAATGCAGCATCAGAACTTATGCCTGTATCTTGGTTAGAGTTTGCCAATATACATCCATTTGCACCAGAAGACCAAACATTAGGATATCAAAAGATTATATTTGATTTACAAGAATGGTTGTGTGATATTACAGGATTTGCTGACATATCATTACAACCTAATGCAGGTTCACAGGGTGAGTATGCAGGTCTTCTTGCAATACAAGAATATCATAAAGGTCGTGGTGATCATGATAGAAATGTATGTTTAATACCCACAAGTGCACACGGAACTAATCCTGCATCAGCGGTGATGGCAGGTATGAAGATAGTTCCTGTAAATTGTGATGAAGATGGGAATATTGATTTGAAAGATTTAGAGAAGAAAGCAATCATGAATACATTTGAATTATCTTGCATCATGGTTACTTATCCATCAACTCATGGTGTATTTGAACCAACTATAAAAGATATTTGTAGAATTGTGCATGAGAATGGTGGTCAGGTATATCTTGATGGTGCAAATATGAACGCACAGGTGGGACTTGCTAAACCAGGTAACTATGGTGCAGATGTTTGTCATTTGAATTTACATAAAACATTCTGTATTCCACATGGTGGTGGAGGTCCTGGTGTAGGTCCGATTGGAGTGGCGGCACATCTTACACCATATATTAACAAAAAAGTATCATCAGCAGAATATGGAAGTGCAAGTATATTACCAATTAGTTGGATGTATATTCGTATGATGGGTGGAGAAGGATTAAGAAAAGCAAGTGAGATATCATTGTTGTCTGCAAACTGGTTGGCAAATGAAATTGATACATCATTCAAAGTTTTATACAAAGCAGAGAATGGTCGTGTTGCTCACGAATGTATTTTTGATTGTAGAACATTACCTGTTACAGCAGAAGATGTTGCAAAGAGATTGATGGATTATGGTTTCCATGCTCCTACATTATCATGGCCAGTTACAAATACGATGATGGTTGAACCAACTGAAAGTGAATCACTTGATGAACTTAAAAGATTTGTAAAGGCAATGGAGATGATAAGAAGAGAGATTTATATGGATAAAGATATCTTGAAAAACGCACCTCATACCGCAAGGGTTGTCAGTTCTGACGAATGGGTGTATAATTATACTCGTGAGCAAGCAGCATATCCTGTGAAACAGAGCAATAAGTTCTGGCCAGCAGTATCAAGAATTGATAATGTATATGGTGATCGCAATCTTGTATGCTCTTGTTCAACTTACTTTGATGATGTATCTGATGGAACTTAAAGATTGGTTAAACTCTATAAACGTAACAAAAAAGAATTTAATTGACGAAGATCCATCTATTGAAAAAGATTATCCTCCTTATATAATTAATCGTTGCATGTCAGGACATCTTGACGCAATTATGTTTGCAAATGAGATGAACATGTATAACTTCTTACCAAAGAAGATGCAATATGACTTTTTTATAAATATCCTCAGAACTAAGAAGAGATTCTCTCCTTGGCTCCGTAAAGATACGATTAAAGATATTGATTATGTAAAACGTTACTATGGTTATAGTAACGAAAAAGCAAAGCAAGCATTGACAATTTTAAGTAAAGAACAACTTGCTTTCATTAAATCGAAGTTTGAAACTGGAGGAACAAAATGAGTGTGGTGCAAGTCCCAGAGGTAACATGGGCACCTGATAAAATGGTTGAAGTGGTTCTTGGTGAACCTGATGATTTTTTAAAAGTTCGTGAGACACTAACACGTATTGGTGTTGCTTCCAGAAAAGAGAAAAAAATATATCAATCATGTCATATACTTCATAAACAGGGAAGGTATTATCTTGTCCACTTTAAAGAACTTTTTGCTCTTGACGGGAAACACGCTAACCTTACTATTAATGATGTTCAGCGTCGGAATCGTATTGCTCAGCTTCTTGCTGATTGGGGTCTCATAAGCATTGTAAATGTTGAAACAATCAAAGATATTGCACCTTTAAATCAAATCAAAGTATTAGCATACAAAGATAAAGGTGATTGGATACTGGAAACAAAGTATAATATAGGTAGTAAGAAGAAAAAGGTTGAAGAGTCTTAATTTCTTTTTTCTTAGTATAGAGTTAAGAGGTTAAAATGAACGGTAGATTGGACAAAGTTGCCATGACTAATAAACTCATGCAACTTAAAAGAGAATTACATTACAAATGTGAAATTGGTGAAAAAGGTGAATGGGAATGCAAAGGTGCAAATGATTATCTCAACAGAGTATTTGATGTATTAGACGAATATTGGCAGTGAAAAAATTTATTTTTGATGTAGACGGAACACTAACTCCGAGTCGTAAACAAATGGATATAGGATTCTCTTCGGAGTTTCTTATATTTTGTTGTAAGTATGATACTTACTTAGTTACAGGAAGTGACAAAGCAAAAACTGTTGAACAAGTTGGATCGGATATTTACAACCGATGTAAAAGAGTATTTAATTGTTCTGGTTCTGATATCTATGATGGTCACAATAGTGTGTATAGATCAAATTGGAAACCATCTAATGAATTAATTTCTTTTTTAAATGATGAGTTAGATTTTAGTGACTTTCCAATTAGAACAGGTAATCATATTGAGCATAGACCTGGTGGAATTAATTTTAGTATTTTGGGTAGAGGTGAAGGTAATATGAATGGAAGAGATGAGTATGTAAAGTGGGACATTAATACAAATGAAAGAAGAGATATCGCTGCAAGATTAAATGATAATTTTCCTGATTTAAATGTTCAGATAGGAGGACAGACAGGACTTGATATATCAGATAGTGATAAGAGTCAAATAATTAAATTTTTTAATTTTGATGATGAAGTTCACTTCTTCGGAGATATGATGGAAGAGGGTCAGAATGATTATCCTTTGGCAAGAGCAGTAAAGGAGAGGCTCGGTAAAACGTACCATGTAAAGAGTTGGGAGGAAACCCGACTATGGGTTAATCGGTTCTCCACCGCATATGCAAATGGTTTAAAGTATAATTAGTATTGAATGCCGAAAGGGTTCACATTTTATACTCGCTTTTAAAGGAGAACAACTATGACAGCACTACAACGCTATCACTCTGCAAACTTACCAGAGTTGATGAAAATAATTAACAGAAACGGTATAGGTATGGACGATTACCTTGACCGATTTTTTAATGATGATTATTCATCAAACTA